GATTGCTGGAAACGAGGCGGCACAAATCGGCGCGATGCTCGACAGCTTCGACGGCGTGATTGACGAGGTCTCGCTCGTCCGCGCCATCGGCTCGCAGGAACCGGACGCGACCGAGCAGATCGTGCGCGACTGGTGCACCAACAAATCGGTCGGATTCATCTTCAGCGAATACAAGAACGGCGCGACGGCGCAGGCGTGGAAGCACGTGGATTCATTTGGCCGTGCGCGCAATCAATCGTTCGCTCAGGCGTGCGGCGACTGGCTGATTTGGGCCGACTGCGACGACGTCATCGCCGACGCTGAGAAGCTCCGCGACAGGCTCGCCGAGCTATCGGATGACGTGCTTATGGTCCGCTGCCCTTACGACGTGCGCGGCACCGGGAAGAAGCTTCACCGCGAGCGGATCGTGCGGCGCAGCGCGTTTTCGAGCGGGCGCGTCTGGCATCACGACGTTCACGAAAATCTGCTCCTGCTGCCGAACGACCGCCACTTCGATTGGGCGACGCCGGTTTGGATGCATGAGCCGATTGCGATCAAGCAGGACAACCGCAAAAGGAATCTCGCGATCCTCGGGCGAAGCGTCGCCGAGTCGGCGACCCAATACTTTTACGTCCACCAAGAGCACTACTGCGCCGGCAACAAGACGGCCGCTGAGCAGTTTGGCCGCATCGCGCTCAGCTTTCCGAACCTCGACGATTCTTTCCGCTATGAGGTCCAGCTCAACCTTGCGCGTCTCGTGGCTTCCCGGCGCGAGGCCATGCAGTTCGCAATGTCGGCGCACGGCGTCTTCCCGTGGTGCCGCGAGGCCATCGCCTCGGTCATTCTGCTCAGCTTCGAGCGCAACGACGGCAAGCGCGCGAGCCTTTGGGCGTCGCGGATGCTGACTCTGCCGGAGCCAAATCAGAAAGACCGGCCGTGGACTCACGAGGTCAAGTGGTATGGCTGGGCTGGGCACGACCTCGCGGCACGTGCGTTCCGCCTTGCCGGTCAACTCGACGACGCGGCGGCGATGCAGCTTGTGTTTCACAAGCACGCTCAGCCGAAGATCCGCATCACGCAAAAGACGCTCGGCAACTCGACCAAGTCGGTTTCTTTCCGCGAGGCTTGGCTCTCGACGGCAGCGCAGCCGGACCGGATCGAGCACCGCTTTCTCGTGCGCGCTGACGATGCCGAGACGATGGGCATGGCAAAGCAATTTCTGCACGACGTAGACGAGCCGAGCGCAGCCGATCCGGGCGTCATACAGGTCAACGCCGAGGACGGCATGGTGGCACCGCACAGCTGGGACGAACGCATCTTGGCGAGCGGCTGCACGCTGATCGACGCGGAGAACATCGAGAAGATTCTGGGCGCGAAAAAGCCATGAGCGAACAGCCGGCCATCGTCATCTGCACGACTAACGCGCGATGCCTTGAGGTCATGCTTGCCTCGATCAAGGCCTATGTGCCGGCCGACGTTGAAAAGCACGTTCACTACAAGGTCGGTGCGACGTTCGGCGAGGCTTACAACTTCGGGATGCGCGACGCGTTCGCGCGCCACGAGGAGCTGGTCATCTGCAACGACGACATCGTGTTCACGCCGGCGACTTGGCGCACGCTTCTGGCCGACGTTGCGCTGCTCAAAGAGGCCGTCGCCGATTTGGGCTACGTCGCAGCGCGGTCCGACTACGCGCGAGGCGCACAGAACATTCGCTGCGGCTCCGGGCGCTTGGATTTCCTGCGATTCCAGTCAGAGCGCAGCATCATCGAGACGCCGGTCATCGCGCCGATTTGCGCGTGGATTCACCGCAACTCGTGGGTCGATTTCGCGCCGATCAACTGGTTTTCCGACGACGTGCAATGTGCGGACATGAAGCGCAGGCACTTCGTCTCGCGCGCATACGTTCACCACGTCGGATCGCAGACGTGCGGCAATGACGCGGCCAAGTGCATGGCCGATGCAGAGCCGTGGATCAAAGCAAACCGGCCGGCGCTGCACGCGATGCACTTCGGGCGGGTTTGACGATTCTCGCAATAGTATGGCCGCCGTCCGAGACTTCGACCCGACGCAAATCAACTCCGACTTTTCGGCGATACTTGCGCAGGCCGGCGTCTCGTTCACGTATCAGAGCGTCGCGGTCACCGGCATCTGGTCAGCGGCGAGCAATGCGTTTGCCGACTTCGAGGACCAACGCCGAGACGACAGCAAGTTCACGATCTTCCTTTTGACGTCGAGTGTGAGCGCTGCGCCACAGGTCACCCAGACGCTTTCCCGTGCCGGCGTGACCTACTTTGTCGAGCGCGTGACGCTGGACGCCGAGGGCGCGGGATGTGAGCTGGGCGTCGCAAAGGTGATATGATCTCAATCTTCTCAGACACCAAGCGGCTCGAATATGCGCTCGCGAGACTCGCCGACGCCGCGAAGGTCGATCTCGGTCTGGTCATCAAGCAGGAGGGCGCTTACGTCGCCCGAACGATCATGCAGATCACGCCACCGACTGGCGACAAACTGCCAAAAGGTTCGCAGACTCAGATTCCACTCGTTACCGGCGGAACGATCACGAAAACCAAAGCGGGCGGACTTAGCACGAACGCGAAGGAGCAGGGCGAGAACGCAATTCTGGGCGACTTGTTCGGCGGGCGACAACTGGCTAAAGAAAAAAGCATCGGTCTCTTTCAGAAAATCGGAAACTCAACGGAAGTTCCGCCACGCGGACAGCAGAACGAAACGATGGGCGTGAACCTTGGCTGGGAAGGCTCGAAGAAAATCCGCATTTATCGTAAGTTTTGGCAGCCGGGCGCATCAATCGCGCAGATGAAAGCCTTTCACTACGCGAACAGAAACGCGCGCGGCAGGCCGAAACAAGTCACCCGCAGCGCAATCGGCCGCTGGCAAGTGCAGGACCAGATGTGGATCTCTAATGAAGCGGCCGACGCTTATCTGAAATACACGCAGAAAAAGGTCGGTCTCGCGAAGGCTGGATTCGCCGCTGCCGCGATGGCGTGCGGCGTGCGCGTGCCGGCTTGGATTCGTCGGCACATGGCGAAAGCCGGAACCGCTCAAGTGCAATTCGGGCAGAATCCTTTCGTGACCGCGCGGACAACCGGCAACAAGATTCCCGATCTTCAACGCGTAGTCGATTCGGCTTTGAAAATTCGCTACAAGGTCACGCTCTCGAAGATCCGAGCACTCAACGCCAACCGCGCCGTGAATCTTGGATTCGCAAAAGTAAAGGGCGGCATGGTCATACCAAAAGAAGCATGAGCACCCGCACAAACATCCGCAACGCCACCGCCACCGCTTTGACCGGCGCTCTCGTCGTTCCTACCGCGAACATCTTGCGCGGGCGCAACAACACGATTGCCAGCGTCAGCTTTCCGGCCGCTGCCGTTTACGCGGTCAGCGAGCAGATCGAGGTGCGCACGCTCGGGCCGAGCAACCGCACGCAATACCGGCAGCTTCAGCTCGTGGTCGATTACTTCATTGCCGAGAGCGGCACCTACCTGATCGACGATCTTTTCGACACCGGATCGGCAGCGGTCGAAGCGGCCGTGCTCGCGGACGTTACGCTCGGCGGTCAGTGTCAAGATCTGCATTTGACGGCAGTTGATTATACGATCGAGACGGATGAAGATAAACGCTTCGGATCGGCTCGGCACACTTTCAACTGCATCTATTTTTCAACTGATTAACTTAATTTTATGGCAACCAAACTCGGCCGCGACGGCCTTATCAAAATATCCAGCACCACGATCGGCGAGTTGCGGAACTACGCTCTCACCCATTCGTCAGACACCGTCGAGGACTCCGTCCTCGGTGACACCTACCGCACGCGGCTTGCATCGATGAAGACGTTCTCCGTCAGTGGAGATCTCTACTGGGACGAGACCAACGCCGGCCAGCTCCTCATCACCATCGGCAGCTCCGTGACGCTTAACCTTTACCCAGAGGGCGCGGACACCGGCGACGTTTACTATTCGGGCGCGGCCATCGTCACCCAGTTCAACGTCAACGCTGCATTTGACGGAATCATCGAGGGCTCAATCGCCTTCGAGGGTAACGGGACGCTCAGCACCCTGACGGCTTAATTTCGCAGGCAAAAAACACACACAACACATGGACGCAATCGACCTAGTCAGAGAACATTTCGCATCACTCGGCACGCGACGGATCGACGTGCCAGAGTGGAAGCTCGTGGTGCACGCATCGCCGGTCACGCTCTCGGAAAAGAACCGGCTTTATCGTCGCAGCAAGGAGAACGACATGGAGTTGCTCGTTGATATTTTGATAATGAAAGCGACCGATGAGCACGGCGTGAAGCTGTTCACGATTGAGCACAAGCCGACGCTGCTGAACAAGGCGGACAGCAACGTGGTCGGCCGCGTCGCCAATGCCATTCTAGCGGATGACAGTCCGAAGGTGGACGACCTAAAAAACTGATTTACGGTGGGGAGGCGGCAGACCTCCTCGCCGTTTACGCGCTCGCGGACCGTCTGCACAAATTTGCCCACGAGGTTCTTGCAATGCCAGCGCAGGAACTGACGGGCTGGCTCGCCTACATCGAACACCAAAACCGAAAACTTAAACAACATGGCTGAAGCATCATTTACACTGCGGGCGGTCGATGCGACGAAGCAGGCTTTCGCGAGCGTGCAGAACTCGCTGCAAGGACTTGTCCAAAGCACAAAATTATTGTCGCGCGCTGTCCTAAGTGGATTCGGATTTGGTTCAGTTTTTGGTATTGTGAACGCACTTGTTGGCAAAATCACAGATCGGATGGCTGAAGTAAAAAAAATTGAAGAGCAAATTCAAGAAATCCTTAAACGACAGTTACAAACTCAAAAGGATTTGTTTTTTGAAAAACAAAAACCGACAGATCAAATTGAGCTATTGAAAAAAGAAGGTAAGGCAATCCAAGCGAACATTGATCTTTATGCGGAAACCGCAGCCTTTCGGCAGGTTTTAGTGCGACCAGAACCGGGAGCATTTTTTGACGAAAAAAAACCGAGAGGACCGCGCATGATTACGGCTGCTTTGAGTCCTGAGCAAACGCTTCGGGTAACTCAACTCGGCGAAGAACTTTCAAAAGTTCAGCAAAAAATTGATCAAATCAATGAAGGTTTACTAAAGTCTGCAATGACAGATGCAGAGAGCGCGCGCACAAATAGAATTAAAACGCTTAATGATGTTTTGAAAACTCAAGAAGATGCATTTGATGCAGTGTTGCAGGCTCAACAAAAACTAAATTCAGAATTTCGATCCGCTAAAGATAAAGAAGGCGCAGAAAAAAAATCACGGCAGTCGATTGCCGACTCTTACAAGTCGGCGATTGATCCAATGTTTGATTACGCCAACTCGCTAAAAGAGCTTAAAGGATTGGCGGACGACGGGATTTTGACCGAGCTAGAATATCTTAAAGCTGTTGGGCTAGTCGGAGACAAATTTGTGGCGTTAAATGAAGCTCAAAAAACTTACGTTGATACTTTGGGATTAACATCCGAGGAAATGGAGCGGCTTAAAGTTGTGATGGCAGAAATGCAAATGGCTGAAGACGCAGGCAACCTAATCGCTCAAGGCTTCGAGGATGCAATCTTAAGCGGCCAAAAACTGAGCGAGGTCGTGCGCTCGCTCGGCCGTGATTTGCTCCGGCTGGTGTTCCAGCAAATGGTCACGCAGCGCCTTGCGGCAGGAATTACCGGAGTGCTGCAAGGAAAAGGCATCGCCGGTTTTATGGCAATGGGCGGACCCGTCAGCAGCGGCTCGCCCTACGTCGTCGGCGAGCAAGGCCCAGAGCTGTTCGTGCCGCACGCGTCAGGCACCATCGTTCCGAACAACAAGATGAGCGGCGGCGGATCGGGCAGCGGCGGAGTCACGGTCAACTACAACATCGCGGCCGGCGTCTCGCGCGCCGAACTCGTGCCTATTCTCGACCAAGAACGACGCCGGCTCAAGGCCGAGATCCCAGACATGGTTCGACGCGGCGGCGGATACCGCGCAGCCTTCGCTTAATCGTCATGGCTATCACCTATCCACTCACGCCGCCGAGCCCGTTTAACCTCTCGCGCTTGTCGTTCACGGGCGTCTCGGCGACCTCGCGCAACACGAGCCCGTTCACGTTGCAGACGCAGCAATACAACTGGCCGGGCCAAGCGTGGCTCGGCTCCGTCGATTGTCCACCGATGAAGCGCGCGGACGCGGAGGAGATCGTCGCCTTCTTGCTCAAGGCGCAGCGAGGCACGTTCAACTTTCAGGACTACGCCAACCCGTTTCCTCGTGGCACGATTACAGGCACGCTGACCGTAGCCACGGCGACTGCGAACGGCACGACTTTAACCTACACAAACACGGGCGGCTCTGGCTCGTTTGCCGTCGGCGACTGGCTGCAAATCAGCACGTCATACTACAAGGTCGTCCAAGTAAACTCATCAACAAGCGTTGATCTTTTTCCAGCGCTGCGCAAAAGCTACGCCGGCGGCACCGCGATTGTTTACGGTCTTACCTCTGGCGCTCGCGCTCAAGGCGTCTTCCGCCTCGCGTCACCGAACACCGAGTGGGCAATCGGCGAGGCGAGTATCTACGGCGTCGGCTTCGCGATCATCGAGGACGTCGAATCATGAGCATCACTACCGCAGGCCGGTCGCTCTCGGGCAACATGGTCACCGAGGTCAGCGCCTCGCAGCTCTCGCCGATCCTGCTCGCGTCGTTTTCGTTCTCGACGCCGGTCAGACTTTGGAGCGGCTACGGCACGATCACGGTCGGCAGCGTGACGTATCAAGGCATCGGCACGCTCGGCACAATTTCGCCCGTCGAAGAGACCACCGACCTATCGGCGCGCGGCATCAACTTCCAGCTTTCTGGCGTGCCGACGGCATACGTCTCGATCGCGCTTACCGAGAACTACCAAGGCAAAGAGTGCTCGGTGCTATTCGGCGCGCTCGATCCTACTGGTGCGCTTGTCGCCTCGCCCGTTACGATCTTTGCCGGCCGGATGGACGTGATGTCGGTCAACGACGACGGTCAGGAAGCGACGATCATCATGACCGCAGAGAACAAACTCGTTGATTTTCGCCGGCCGCGTGAGACGCGCTACACGCACGAAGAGCAGCAGAATCTTTACCCGGTCAGTCCTTTTGATCTCGGCTTGGAGTTCGTCAACGCGATCCAAGAAAAGCAGATTTACTGGGGCAACGCGAAGCTCGCGGCACCGATTCGGGACGGCGGCGACGAGAGCGAGTCAACCTCCTACATGTGATGCCAGCACGCCGCGACAACT